CCCGGTGGGCTAACATCAAACGGATCCGGCAATGTCGTGTTAGGCGCTAAATCCCCCACGGTTGCATCGCCGCTATTCCAATCATAAATGCCGGGCGCTTCTTCTGCTAAGGCTAACTGGATACCTTCGCCCTGTGGTGCAAGGTTCCAGCCAACAATGCGAAACGTTTTATTTGCCCAGCCTAGATAGTCGACGGTTAGATTTAATGTATCCCATACTTTCAATTCTAGGGCTGAATAGTTACATACAAAATTACAAGTTATACTCTGCCTGTTTTTTTCTAGGATTATTTTTGCAATACGTTGCGCACGTTCTTGGTCTGCTGTACTTGTTAAACTAATCTCTCGGACACGTTCAACGCCTCCATCCTCGGCTATATACTGATCATTTTTTATCGGTAAAAAGTTAGTTAAAACGTAATTCTGTGAGGTTTCCAGATACACGCCTTTAACTGTGTTTACAGTATCGCTGATGCTTTGTTTAGTGGACACGTTTATCGGCCCCACGATGTCGTCTGTTGTTAGTGATACCGTCGGCGTTGTATATGCGCCGGCATAAATGAAAAACTTGCCTTGACTATATGTTACGGCACCGGCCATGCTGTTGGATAACTGCTCTAAAATTCCGGCCTTTTGGTCTGCTAGATTGACGACTGCATCGCACGTGTAACGCTTCATAAATGAGCCATCTTGTCGCTGTACTAATTCGTCGCATATATCGGCGGCGGCTATCACTGAGGCCTCGTCTATGTCTGCATCACTTGCACCAAATCCGAGTTTTTCCGTTAAATAATCTCGAACAACTAGCGCTGGGTTGTTGCTAAACTCGGTTAGCCCTGTCCGTGGATCGTATATCTTTTTCCCTTCAACTACTACAGTCAAAGGCTTTGTCTCTGTCATCTTTTCTTTGTCGTATATTAATTTGTAATAAATATATGACATCTGATTTCCGTAATCAGTATCACTAAACCCGATAGTTTTTAGTTCTGGGTATAGACTGGTCTGAGTGCCGTCAAAAATGGCACCTGTAAAAGTACTAACCGATTCTATCTCTACTGCACCGGGCGCAAGCACCTTCTTCTTTATCACAGTATACTTCGGCACGCTGAAGCTATTACCTGTTAAGGTTAACTCTAGTTTCTGATCGCCCCAATACAAGTTTTTTATAGCTGTTACTGGATGGGCTGCTATGTTCAAAACTTGGTGATAGTTCTTGTTATTTTTTCCGGTAGTGGTTGCTTGTACTACCTGACCCCCTACTCTACGAGTGCCGTACACAATTACCTGACTGTTCAAGTTACTAAATCTATTGGCTAAGATTCCGGCCATGTTTGAGCTGGCTTGACCTAATCCAAAAATAGTACTGACTGCATTCGCAACAATAGTCTGAACGGCTAATGCAACAAGTGCTGCCGTAATCACATTAAATCCAGCTTTTATTAACGCTTCCTTAACTACAACGGCCGCTATTGCTGGGATTGCTTGTGGCATTGTACCCCCCAAAATTGGCTAACTTGTCCGTTAGGAATAAAAACATAGTTTGAGTCTATATTTAAGAAAACACAGACTTGATCCATACAAATACCAAGCGCTCCCTCATAGCACGCTAAATCGCCACGCTTCGGACGGTCTGCCCTCTCAAATTCTGAGTCGACTAGTTCTTCAAGTGTATCGAACCCATACTTTTTGACCGCTCGCTTGCTTCCTAACTCCGTAGTATAGGATAGGCTATATTTTTCAATTAAGTCTATGCCTTGCACTTCTTTGAGATACCCCAGTACAAAAAGGCCACAATCAAAAACGCCCCATTCAAACGGCGTCTCTGCGTTCCTTTCTACATATTCTCTCGTTAGTTGCACTTTATCAATAAATATCATGTTATTTGTTCCATAAAATCTCACGCTCTTCTAGCTCGTCAACATACTTAAAAAACCCATCATCTGGGAACCGTGATCGATGGTCTGCGTCCGTGTATCGCCTCGCCTCTACTTTTTGCCAATTAACCAGCTTGTTCGTCACGTTCACGGTGACGGTCGTCGTCTCTCCTACTTGGACATTCATCGAGTTAATATCGCCCCTGAATATTAACGTCGGATCTGCAATCAGTAAGTTTGAGGCTATGTCTATTAACCCGATATACAAATTCACTTCTCGGCCCTGATAGTTTTCGTTTAGCGCAACACTTACATACGCGTTATTTATTCCGCTCAAACTCAAATCAACGCTAGATGCGCTGGTCTCGATGTTTTCCTCTATTTCTGAAACGTCGCCAAAGTCGCCGATGCCTTGGTATATTGTGCCGTTAAAATCAATTGGCCCGATGCTTGTGTGTACGTTTATATCACCACTATCGAGCTTTAACTCGGCCATTGTGATTGCATATACTTGCTGTTCTTTACTTGCGGCAATGTTTGCCGGCGTCATGTCTCTTGTCATGTGACGGATTCCATAGCTGAAAATGTCATTGATTGGCTGTAGCTTGTCCTTGTCGTCATAAAGTTTCCGGCGGTGTCGGAGGTTACAAACATACGACACGTTGGCGTACCGTTTGCTTTTGTTGTTATTCCTGCCCCGTCGGCTGGGATTGTCCTGATAGCTGGCTGAAAGGTAATCGTCGCATTCCCTGAACCGTCACTGTAAATGTTATCTGTTACCTGCTTTAACTCTCCCCCAACTTCAAAATAATCACCGGGCGCAAGTACTAATTGATCCGCACTCCATCCATTCGTCACTAGACTTGACCCTGTCTGACTTGCTCCATTGACTAAAGGATCCCCGGCCCCTGTTCCGATTGTCTTTTTGTTCTCTGGATCAAATGCGTAGAATTCGTTTAGCTGCCCTTCTAACTTTAAAAAAAACGCCTGCCATACTCCGGCCGTCTCTCTGTCCATTGCTGGTAGAACATAAGTCGCCATCCATAGCCCCGGACTGCTTTTGATCCTTTGCGTTGTTCTGCTGAATGGGCTTTCAAATGTAAAAGTGTTTGCCCTCAAGTAAAAATTGCTACTTAAAAATCCGGGATAGCTTGGTAATTGTAACGGTGTCATTATGCTCTAACTCCTACTAGTTTTGACATTGGCCCACCTCGTCTTATATTTTCGACTACGCCACTAGCTGCTTGAGCTGAGATTATGGGCGCCGCTTGTCTTATTCTTTCATCGATTGCATTAATTTCGGCCCCTGTTGCAATATTAAAATTCTGATTAATTACTACGTTTTGACTTCCTCCGCTTTGGCCTTTGACTTGGCTATTCGGTACTATTCGGCCCTGTGTATTTGGAATGAACATCTCCGGCCCGTTTTCGCCTACCATGTAGGCTTGTTTCGTGCTTACTGACCCACCGCCGGCGCGCTTCTGGCCCTCAAGTCCTGCAACTTTATCCGCCTGAGTTCCTGTGCTAATGCCGATTGCTTCCATTACGCCACCAATTAACGGCGTGACAACGTTTGTTTTCAATGCCGCGGCTGCTATTTCATTAATAACCGATAACGCCACATCGCCCAGTGCCTTAAAAGCGTTCTGACCTTCCATCAATTTGTCTGTTAGATTATCGGCCCACTTGTTCGTGCTGATAGTTATAGTTTCCTCTAAGTCCTCAAAAAATACTTTTTGCTTCTTTACTCGTAGGATCTGGGCGTTCAATACTTCGTTTTGTTTGTTTATCGCCTCGGTCTCTTTTTCTAGTATCTCGGTCCGTGTCTGGCCTAAAAAGTTCACATTCTCAAACAATTGCCTCATCATGGCTTGTTCCTGTGTTGTTAACGTCCTATAAAACGCAACGATGTCATTCCCGGATTGTTTATATTCAGATACTAACACTTGTAATCTTTTCTTTGTTTCTTGCATCTGCTTTTCCGATGGCAGCATCTGAGGCGCGCCTTTGCCTCGCTGTTTATCCCACCAAGCAAAAATTGCCATAAACCGTTTGATTTCCTTTTCCTGTCCTTCTATTTTTGCCAATTTCCTGTTTTTGTTATAGTTAGACAATGCCTCGTTGATAGTCTTTAGAACCCCTTTTAGCCGGATCATTTCAGTAATTGAGGTTCCAATCATCTCCATCGTCATCTCAATTTCGCCACGTGTTGTTGACCATAAACCGCCAAGCGTTTGCGATAGCTCCTCTGTGGCTCTATAAAATCGGCCACCTTTTGAGGTCATTCGTGTTAAGGCTTTTTCTACGTCACTAAATGAAATTAAGCCAGCTGATACCAAGCGCTCAATCTGTGATACGTCCTTGCCTAGTTCGTCCGCTAATGCTTGCGACAAATTGATTGTAGTATCTCTAAACTGTTTCAATTCGGTACCCATTAACCGGCCGGCACTTTTTACCTGCTGAAATGCAAGTAATATTTGCGGCAGCTTTTCTTTTCCTACACCGGCGGCCAAGTCACCGAGTAATCGCATCGTACGGTTGAGGTCTTGTAGCTGAACATTACTGGAAAGTAACCGTTTTCCCATGTCTACGACTTCACCTAGCGCGAATGGAGTAGTAGCGGCAAACTTTGCCATCTGTTCAAATGCTATTCCAGCTGTAGCTACATCGCCGGTCAAAACTTTGAGACTGACTCTCAACTGTTCAAAATGCGCCGTTGTTTTGACTATTGCTGTTGTTACTTGCTTGACAAAGCGCAACGTTAAATACGCACCTATTGCCGCAATTGATACTTTAAGGGCTTTAAATGCACGCTCCATAATCGACGTGTTCTTTTTTATTTCATCCGCCGCATCTTTTGACGATTTCTTAGTCTTATTAAATGAGTCTTTGATGATGTTTGTCTGGTTCGCCATAACGTTTGACGTATTAGATATCACCGTCTGCGTTTTCTTATATGACTGATTGATGATAGTCGTCTGCTTGTTTATAACGTTTGTCGTATTGGTGATCGCTTGTTTAGCTTTAGCCAATGATTCATTAAGTTTTCGGGTATCAACCTCAATGACAATTTTTAACTGGTCCAGTGTGTTGCTCATTTATCTGGGAACCTTTCTTTTAACTTATCGATCCGTTCTTTTGTTATAGTATCATTTTTTAGTGTTTCGATTCCATTGGATAGGCAATATCCGACAAATGCATGCCGGTAATCGCTAACGCTTGCACTATAAAAGTCTGAGGGTGACCAACACAAAACCCCCATACAGAATTGGCGTGCATGGATTGTGTCTATAGGTGCCTTAAAAACCTGTTTCTCTATTTTTGGTCTGTTTTTTTTTCGTCTTCAGTATCTATACCAGCACAAAAACTAAGATACTTGATACTAAACTCTAAGGCTTTGAGTCGTGAATTTGCGATCCATTCTTTAAGCTCGTCATCTTTAACTGAACCATCACATGCCGTCTTTAAAATAAAAAACAGCTCCATCACCTTAAATTGTGGCACGTCTCCTGTTTTTGAGTTTAAGTAACTAAACAAATCGGATCCTAGTTCTTGCTCCATCTTGTCTATCACTTCAAACGTGTTTTTTGCTACTACCTCAACACCGCAAATATTTAACTTCATTTTTGAACCCCTTTTGTTCGTTTTATCGTCCGATACTTACTACTGCTAATGTGACATTGCTGGCGTCATCATAAGATAACTCAACTCTCCCGGTCGCTTTATCATTGAACCGCACTTGTGGAAACGGCCCGATTATTGTTTCCGCTCCGTCTGCTACGTTAACGACCGTATCAGTCACGGTTATATCGCCGAATCCGCTTTTGTTGGCCGTTGTTGTTTGCGCTGTGACGGTGATATTTACGGCAGTGACGCCATTTTTTACATAGATAAAGGTATTGCCATCATTTATAAACTCGTCACCGGCTACATCGGCCACGTTGTACACCGGTACTACTCCGTCAAAATCTGATGTCTGTACTGTTAGTGTTGCCATTGATTAATTCTCCACAAATGTAACTTGTCCGCTAGATTGTAGCGTGACGCTGTAATTCATCGCATCGCCTTCTGATCCGTCGTTACTGTATGAGCTGATCGCAAATAATCCCTCAACTGTGCTTCCGTCCTCATAAAATAGGCTAAATGTGTTAATTGTGTTAGCTACTGCGTACCCTCTTAACTGGCTAGCACTTGAACCATCATCTAATCGGCCCGATGCTGTAATCTCTACTGATCGAACGCCTGCATTTTCTAAAAGAGTTCTAAACCCTCCGGTGTCCTTGTTTGTAATGTCAACTTGTTCGTTGTTGATTGATACGCTCGTCTCGGTCAATGCGGTAATAGTTACTGGGCTACCTGATACTGCGCCCATTTTTAACAAAAAATCCCGTCCGTTTTCAATTGCCATTAGATAGCCTCCATAATTATTCTAAATTCTATAATACCATGATACAACACAAAATTAAGTGAATCGTCTTCCATTACTCGGCTGGATCCTGTCTGCTGAGTTAAAATATTATTTATGCCGGCACTTGATAGGTCAACATTATGCAATAGCGTGTAAATTCTAGATATGATATCCATCGCCTCTTTTTTATTGCTCGACCTGCTCCATGCGCTGATCTGAATAAATATCTCTTGGCTTGTCTGAGTCTTACTATCAAACGGTTCGGCCTCGTTAGTATCGTATGTGATGAATGGATAGGGGTTGTTTTCAAATTGGTACTGTGTCGGATTGTCTAAAATGCTCAACGCGTCACCTGTACCTAGTAAAGCCAACAAGGTCGGATCATTTACTAAAATGTTATCTATTGCTTGCTGTGTTTCAAATTGTAAGTTA